CCTGTGACCGTGCCCTGAGTGGTGCCGGCATAGCCGTTGGGCATGATGATGAGGTAATTGTTGGCTGTAGTGGCGGTCAAGGTGACATTAATGTTCACCAGGAAGCGCTGCACAGCATAAGGTGTCACTAGCATAGGAAGAGGGAGATGGGAAGCGTGGTTGGCGTCGAAGACCTGCATGGCCTTCATGGATGCACTTCCGCCGCCACCACCACCTCTATTCTTACCATGCGGCCGCCTCCGGGCAGCGTTCGTAGCAACACGCTTACGCGGACGTGGAGGAATCCGAGGTTTCGCAACCGCAGCTGGAACCGCTCGAACACCCATCTTGCCGCGAGCCATAGCCTCAATGCAAATAAAGGACGCGTCACAAAAGCTGGTTTAAAAGCGAGAACACACGCGGTCTCTTTCCCTTTTATGGGCCAAATGGCCGACCCCGCTAATGGGGAGTGTATGGTGACACTACAATCTAGCTCCCTACGGTTTGATCTGCCCGGTAGGGATAATCCCGGGCCATGTGGTGTCCGTAGCAATTTCCCGCCTAGCCTTTCAACCGTACACCCTCGCTTATCTTAAGCATACGACTGAGGTTGACGCACACCTACGCCGAAGCAGTGGCGCCCAGGGGTGGTTATCCATCGATTTCGTCATAATGGTAACGCGCGAGGTGTAGACCTAAGACGTCCGCTTTCTCACGGAGTTCGTAGGGTCCTCACGCTCCACTACAAGTATTTTCTAACTTCAAACCGGACCAATGCGGACCTGACGTTACCCCCTCCGGCAAGGGACCATCCGTACTGGCGTCAGGCAGCCTTCACCTCACGTGTGTCCGACCACACGACCAGGCTCACACCCCAACCCGTTAGGAGGCTGGAGCTGGAAGAATAAGGCGCTTCAAAGGCACACCCCATCAATGTACCTGCGGCTTCGGATCATGGCCTTGGGGAAGAGACAGGATGCTCCCCAATCCACGGTCACACATCTATGATGAAGAAGACGTGTGGTTTTAAACTATGGCCGCTCAGCTTCTCGATGCCGAGAGCGGTAGTTCTGCGTGAAAACGCCACCGCCCTGGTCACCCCGCGTACATATCTGACTTGTTTTCGAGTGGTGCTTCGTCATCCGTCTTTGGTCCGTCAGTTTTCTATGCAAGTACTAAGGACACGAAGAGGAATATCTAGATCACGTAATCGAACATAAAGCCAAACTAACAATACATACAATGCTACATAACATATCAGTGCACTATAGGTGAAACACATGGAGTTTTAAGACTTCCAGGTCATTGGGACTACCTCCCTCACTCGAAGAACCGAGGGGAGTCCGGATGGGTGCAGACCGTCGAAGAGCGCTGAATAGCTCTCAATCTCCGAAACGGTGGCGTCGTACCCGCATCGAGCGAGTGTGTCCGCGAAATCGACGCTGTGGAGAACCCACTCTGCCTTCAACTGAATAACTGCCTCGGAGCGTGTTGGGCAGCCAGTGAACATAATGGACTCTCTATCCCAAAAGTCATCAATGCGATCTGTGAGTGACTCTGCGTAGTTGAAGCAAGCTGCGGAAAGTATCGGGCACACTGCCGCGACCTGGTAGGCGCGGGCGATGTATGTGCATGCTGTCATGGAATTCAGCTTTCCTTCATTGCCTTGCTTAAAAGCCTCGATAACGGCTGGTGATACGCTTAGTCCCGATGCCTGTACGAATTTCCTCATATCTGGACAATAAACGCCGGTGGGTCCGAAGTTG